TTTGTAAGCGCATTAGTCGTGCCGTACGCAGGACCTTGTGCAAACTTTTGCTGAGCGGAACCTGCTTCGCTTCGCCAGTAGTATCTTAAACAGGCGGCAAGTTCTCCTTGAAGTGTTCCCGTTGCAGTCTGGAAAGCGGTAGCGACTGAACCAGCCTCGGCTTGAACGCCCCATAAATCTATAACAGTTGTATTTGAAAATGATGCACCGTCAATTCCAAATCTAACGCCAAAAAAACTTGAAGCGCCAATGGTTTTACCTGACACACTAGGTACTGCAAAACTAAAGGAATAACGCGCCCAAGAAGTTGTGAGCGTTGCTGACCCTGCGACGGTAGTAACCGTCGCAGAACCACCAGAACCAAAATTTTGCTGTCCTGATATTTCCAAAATTCTAGCAGAATCGGCTTTTGCAAAAAAAGAAATAGTTATAGTTTGACCTGCAAAAGTTCGCACATCCTCTATTCTGTTTGTTAAACCAAAATTTGTCGCAGTTCCAACTAATGTAATCGCCGTGCGTAGAAAGAAAGTTCCTTCATATCCTGAAACTGGCGCTGTGCCAGCGGTAAAATTTTGTTGGCTTATTGTTACTGTGCCATCAGCGTTGTTTGTACCGCTTCGCCATCTGTCTGCTGAATAAATTCCTGTGGCTGCAGTAGCAAAACTTGTACCCCTTTGCCAAATACCAAAGTCGCCGTTTATGACCTTATTCTTGCCAGCGGCGTAATCACCCTGCCAGCGAAGTCCTGTCGTAGTCGAACTATCTGCTACAAGTGTTTCACCATTTGCGCCGACGGCTAGACGTGCAGGTGTGTCGTTTGCGCTTGCCGCAACAATGTCACCCTTCGCGTCCACAATTGAATTCTGAATCGCATTTGCGTCGTCGGTTGTGACCCATGTGAAGTCCATGTTGGTGTTCGACGCTTTTGAAAGAATTTGACCTGTTGTGCCGCCTTTAAGATCGGCAAGTGATGTGTCAACGGCTTGACCAAATGTTTCAAAATCGGCTGGAAGGTCTGTGACCAAATCAGTCGAAGTTGGCATTTGCCACCCGAAATTGCTGGTTGGGTTAGTCATGTTTTCTCCTTATCAAGTGACAATTGTGGCACGCGCCCAGTCAAGCGTTGGCGACACGCCCGACCAAATCTTTGTTGGGTTAACTTCGTTCCATTCCAATGCCTGTAACGAATAGGCCACTGGCGAAACAATGAGTGAAATTGAAAGTTGATTATACGACGCCTGAAATGACCAACCCTCAACAAAACCCTGGAAAATTGAACCCATATTGCCAGGCAAGTCGTTGATTGCCACCGCTTCACCCATGAAAATGTTTAGCAAATTGTCGCGGTCGGAATTGTCAATTTCTGGGTTTGTCAGGTCGAAGGTGATTTCGCTGAAGATCGGCTGCGGGTCTTTTCTTAGGGTCAAATAGAAGTCTGCCTGGTATTCGGCGTCCACTGTTTTTTCCAGGGTCGTCGTGATGATCTGACCTAAATTGCCATAAGAAGAAATTGAAGCCGCGTCACTGGCGTTTGCTTCCTGGCCATTTTTGTATTGAATGGTGATCTGATTGCGTACGTCGCCCGCGCGGGTTTCAACCCGTAAGCCCGCTGCGCGTGCCTGATTAGCGGTCAAATCAACGTAACCATTTGAAGATAGATACTGGCTGCGGTGAATGGCGTCAGCGTAGGAAATGCGTCCAAATGCGTCTTCGTAGATATACCCCAACCCTGAAGTTGCCAGTGCTGCAACCAATGAATAAACGTTGGTTCTTTCTGACGACCGCGCTTGCAATTCATATTCGCCTGGGGTGTCGATTGTGCCCAGACCAGTATTTTCAGCGTTTGCCCAGGTAACGGTCGGGTCGTAGTCTTGCCATTCCAATGCCGCTGGGACTTCATTCCAATTGTTGACCAGTAAATCAGTTAGCAATGACAAAATCTGATCGCCGTCGAAATCCTTTGAAAGTACGCCGTCGGTCAATGCCTTTTGAAGTCGGGATAATGCACCCAGCGCCGTAATTGAATAGGTTTGTGTAAATGTGGTCGAACCGACGTCGCGGACTTCAATCACAATATCAACCACGCTGCCACCAAAAATCGGGATGTAAACGCCTGACGTATCCTTGACTTCAATTGAAATACTGCTATTGATTGAAACTGGGATTATTGACTGGTCAAGATCAATCAACTGGATGTTGGCGTATCCTGCCTGCGCCTGCTCATAAATGTTTGTTCTACCGCTGCGAATTGAAAGATTTGCCAAAACCGCATTGGTATAGGCAACCCCATCAATCTCCACTTTCCAAATGGGATTCCATTGGGTCATAGTGCGATCAGGTTGGAAGCGCCACCTGTGCCGCGATAGTAGGAATTGTTCAAGGTGTCAACGATTGTTCGTGCGGTGCCTTCTTTGTCGAGCGCGCCTGAAACGTTGATGTTGATTGTCGTACCTCGATCGGCTTCTTCGGCAGCGCGGAATGCAGCAACGTTGAAATTGGAAGGAATCGCTGCCAGGCCTGCGCTGGCAAATGCGGCAGTTTTTGCAGCCGTCGCCACGCCACCACCACCACCACCGCTGGAAACTGCGCCACCAGTGGACGGCGCTGAAATTGAAGGAATTGAAGGCGTTGACGTTGTGACTGTTGGGGTCTTGATGGAAGGCACACTGACATTTGGCGTTGAAATCTTTGACACGTTTGGCAAAAATGGGATTGCATTGTAAGCGCCAATTAACGCATTGATACCAGCGACCGCACCTGCGATCAACCCATTCAAAATTTTAACCACGCCAGCAATGACGTCAATGACACCACCTGCGATTTTGCCAGCGACCTGCAATGCTCCACCTAGAACGGTGCCAATGACCGGTGCTAAGTAAGTTGCGACGTAACTGCCGAAAGTTTTGAAAACTTCCAAATTGTCAGTCAGTGCGTTTTTGACGTAATTAAACGCCTTAATTAATCCGTTAATAATCGGCGTAAAAACATTCACGATTGTGTTGCCAAGATTGGTAATGATTCCACCCAGGCCGTTACCGTTAAGGCTGAAGGCACCTGAAAACGCATTAATAACTGGCAACGCATTTTGATTGATGAAATTGATAACCTTTTCCAAAATAGGTAACAACGCGAAACCAATTGTTTCTTTGGCTTCGTTAAATGCAATTTGCATTCTGGCAATTCGTCCCGCGTAAGTGTCAGCGTTACGGGCTGCGGCGCCACCGAATAAATCTGATAAGCGACCTTGCACCTGTTCAAATGACATTGTTTTCAATTCCGCAGACGATAAACCAATCCCTAATCTGCCCAACGCGGTTGTGTTGCCGTCGTAGGCTTTAGACAATGAAACGGCGACGGCTTCGACAGGTTTGCCAGTGGCCGCGCTGATATCTAGGGCGGTCGCTAATAAATCTTGCGCTTTTGTGATATCGCCAGTTGATCGAACCAAGCGACCCAACGCTGGACGCAATTCGTCATCCGCAACGCCTGTGGCCAATGACATTTGAAGAATGGATTGCTCGGTGGCCTTGATTTGTGCCTGTGTTGCGCCCGTAGCATTTTCCAGCGCCAGCGCCAACTGTGTCTGTGCCTTTTCGTCTTCGATTGCGGCCTTGACGCCTTCAATGCCGATTTTGATTGCGTAGGCACCTGCGGCTGCGGCTGCGGCCGCAAATGCAGCGCCGACCATTTTGCCGACTTTGCCCATTTTGTCGCCGAAGGAATCGACGTCTTTGCTGGCTGATTTCAGCGACTTGTTGAGATTGTCAACGTCACCAAGGATGGAAAGTTTAAGGGTACGACTACCAGCCATTAGTTATACTCCTTAACCACTTTGACAAAACCATTTTCCCAACGCTTAACAATTTCTGGTTGAATGCTTCGAAGGGTTGGATAGATAAACCAACCGCGTGAACCACGACCTTCCCGACCTGACCAAACTGGAAATTGCTTGTATCGATTAGAACCAAATTCATTTCCAGCCCACAATTGTTGCGTGGTTGCCCCGCCAGAAAACTTTTGCGCTGCGAAACCGTAACTGATTTCACCAATTTTGGACGATTTGGAAACTTTCGCTCCAGTAGCAATTCTGATTTTTGCGGCTTGATTTCTACCACTTAGTGCTGCGGCGTCAATCACACTTGATCGAACGTAATCAGCCAATTCACTACTGATAACTTTAGCCTGGTTGGTTGCTTCCTCGTCCATTGCTTTGAAAGAACGGGTAATGGCACGCAACTCATTCTTGTCGTAACTGATTGCGTCAGTTGCCATTTGCCCGTCCTTCCAGAATTTCAAGCACTGTCAAAATGTCCTCAGCCGTTTCAAATTGTTCTTTCGGTAAGTTGGTTGCTAAGGCCAACTCCCAAACAATTCGGTTTAGGCTTCCGACTGGGTGGCTTTTGGGTTTGCTTCACCGACTATCACTTCAGCGATCGTTTCAGTCCAGGCTTCGATTGGCTTAACTGGTTTACCAGCCGCTTCACGCTTCATGGCCTGATAAGCCAGAAAGACTAAATCGGAAATCCCAATTTTTTCTTGTGCCTGGCTGATCGTGTGACCTGTGTGCTTTTCCCATTTCACCCACTCAGGTGGCGCAGCCGTATAGGTCGCCTGCGTACCGTCGTTGTATTCAATTGTTATTGGTAGTTTCATTTTTTCTCCCGATTGTTAATTTTTAACTGAATGTTTCTGTAGGTGTTCCTACAACTACAAATGATAGATCAACGGTCTGTGCGTCTGGTGCTGCCCCGCCTACGGCTGGAAACACTGGCATAACGTTGAACGCAAAAACGGCGCCTGTGACGGCAGTGAGCGAAACGGCCAATGTTGTGTTTGGTGCAGTTTCGCACGCAGTCCATAGTGCCTCGCACAATGAACCTGAAGCGCCCCAGTCAGCCAGCATTGAAACGTCAAATGTCCACTGGTCGTCAATGTGCTTGTAAGCCTTGCCGTCAAGTGTTTGATACGTTTCGACGGTTGGACTGTTCGCAAGTGTTGCGCTGGTCGCCTGAGCGTCGTAGTTAACGGTTGCAATGGTCACGACTAAATCGCGACCAGTTATGATTGTCGTTGGCATTTTGTCCCCTATGTTGTCTGAGTGTAGTAAGTTGAAACGTTGATGTCGGCGACTAGCATTGGTGACTGCCCTACTTCTAAGACCGTCGGCTTTTCGATTTGTCCAACAACGTATCCTGCGGGCATTGCCGCAAGAATTCCCATTATGAGTTTTTCCAGGTTATCAAGTGAACCTGCGTTGCTATTAGAAGCAACAATGGCTGAAATTGCAAAGTTAATTTTGACCTGGGTTTTGGCCTTACCAATTAAAACAACTTCCATGTATGGCGAATCAGGAACCACCACAATTGCAGGTGGAATCGGTGCTTCGGGAACCGACCCATAAATGTTGGCCGCCAATGCACTGAACGAATTGGCTAAGGCTGAGCGGGTTTCGGCGACGGAATTGGCTGGCATTTACTGCACGACCGTTTCAACGTCCAGGTAAGGCATAAGTAAAGTGCTAACGCGGTTGGTCAAACTGCGACCCATGCGATACGGCGTAGCAGTAAAATCGACGCCTTCGATCTGGCCACCAGCCGCAACGCGTGACTGAAAGACTTCAACGCTCACCGCAAGGATTGCAGATTCGATCGGCGCACTGTTTGCATAAATATCGGCGGCTGAATAGCCCGAAAGTGTGGCCGTACCCATTGGAATGATCTCGCGCAATGTGACATTTGATGAAGTCAATGCAGCGGTGAATGAATACTCAGTTGCGGTCACGAC